GAACACAGGTGGAGATACAACTCCAACTATTTGTGTTCTTACTGGTCCATCTGCTGGTAATAATTCTTTATAAGCTTGTGCTTGAAACTGTGTGACTGCTTCTGCTAACACTGGGTGTGTTGCACCAGATGCACCTTGAAAAGGTTCTGTTCTATTTTCATATTTAAATCCTAAAAGATCTAAACCTGATGTATAAGAACTCTCCCAATCTTTTCTTGACGCTTTGTAATCCATAAAATTTTGAACCATGTCATTTCCGATAGGTTCTAAAATATCGTCTGGTAAAATATCTGCCAGGTTGTCAAAGTGATTTTCTGTGCCCGGTATGTTTATAGCTCCCGGTTCAAAGTCTATTGTTGCGCCGCCGTCTTCTTCTGGTGTGACCTCTACAGGTCCTTTTTGTTCTTCTGGTTCCTGAACATTAACTTCTTCTGCCATCTCTTCATCTGAAGGAATGTCAATTTTAGTTCTAGTGTTCGGGAGTCCTTTATCTATTTCTGCCATTTAATACTCCTATATTTTCATACCACGTTTCATTAGACCTTGCAACCCTTCAGACATTGGTCCTGATTCTGGTGGTGGTCCTGAAGAATCACCAGCTTCTTTTGCTATACCACCACCTGCTGCTTGAAAAGGATCTATACTTCTATCACCTGGAGTATAAAAACCACGATCTAATGCTCTTTGAGTTTTCTCTTCTTGAAGTTCTTGTGGTGTCGCTAGTGCTTTATTAAACATATCTAAGTCAAACATTTGTCCTTCTTCTAATTGTGGGTTAACTCTTTGAAAAGGTTCCATGGCTTTAAAAACGTCTTTATCAGTTGTTATCTTTCTCATACCTCTTGGATTTCCTCTTTGTAATGGATTACCTTGTTTATCTAAACCAGCTAAATATCGACTATATGTTTTATCTAAATTTTTTGCTGCATTAAATAATGGATTTCTTTCCTGTGCTTGTTCATTCATACTTTTACCAAAACCACCAAAAGTTAAATTAGAAATTATCTCATCTTTGTTTGCACCTGTTGCATAATCAGTCGCTGCAAAGAATCCACCAATCGCTATTTCTGTTGGTATACCTAAAGGACCTACGGCAAACTTTGCAAAACGTTGTAGTGCTGTTGGATTTTTTACAAGTTGTTTTGCATTTGCTTTAGCACCAGGAGACATGTTACCTGTTCTAAGATTTTCTAATCCTCTTGTAATACACTCCGGACTTCCACCTAAATTAAATTCTACTCTACCACCTTTTGCTTTACCTGGACAACCTATGGCAGCCAATCTTTGACCAACGTTTTTTAATTCTTTTGTTAGTGGAGCGTCAGAAACCATTTTTTGTATATCTTTTGTTTTAATATTTCTAACAGCTTCTCCTCCTTTTTTTCCAGCAATAGATTTTTTAAAATTTAAACCTTGAGGCACCTCTTCAAATACCTGATTACCTTTTTTATCAAAAGTATCTAAGACAGGAGTTAACTTATTAAAACCAAGTAATCCTTTATACTGTGGTCCTAATTTTTCAACTGACTGTTTAACATAACCTGCTAGTTCTTTATTTATTTCGTCTAATCTTTTTAACGAACCTTCTTTTGAAAAATCTAATGCATATGCTTCATTAACTAATTTATTCATTGGTTTATCAAATTGAGATAAATTTGTATTCATTTTAGCACTAATTTTTGCTAGGTCACTTGTTGTTACATCTGCTTTTCCTGCAAGAGGGAGCATGTGATGAACCACACTTCCTTTTCCTGCACCAAACTTAATCATTCGACCTTGTTTAAGCACTTCATATTTTCTTCTTTCATCTTTAGAAAGATAATCTTTTAAAGGATCACGGGGTTGGATATTTTTAGGATTTGCTTTTCTAAAATCATCTCTAATTTTTTTTGCTTTATTTAATGAAGTTATATTTTGAAACTCGTCTCCTTTTGTAAGAACTTTTTGCACGCCATCTACATTTTGTCTTATACGAACATTATACTTTCTAGTAACTTTTCCTGTTTTTTTATCTTTATAATCTGTGTAAGTTATGTTTTCTTGATTTGGAAGATATTTAAACTTAGAAGCATCACTAATTCTTACGTTTTTACTTTTAGCGTTTTGCAAACGAGTTAAATTAATATAATCTAAATCAGTTCTTGTTCCCGATCCCGGTCCATCTGTGCCTCTTTTTAATCCAATACGTCCACCATCAGCTTGTGGATTACGTTTCATGAAATCATCAATAGCTTGTTTCTCTAAAGCTTTCTCTGGTCTTTTTATTTGATCTGCTGTTGTGACTTGTTCATCATCAAAGAGATCCATCAACTCTATAATTTTTTTGTCTAGGTCTTCCATTATTCACCTAACATTCTAGCGATGCCGCCTGATGCAAAGTCGTCCGGTCCTTCAGGACCAGGTCCGTATTTAGTCTCTAGGTATTCTGCTTGTTCTAATGTGCTTTCGTTCAAAGCCTTTGTTTTATCTTTTTTCTTTTTAGATTCTACAAATTCTTTTAAAGTTGGTTTAGCATCACCTTTTGCAAATATTTTTAATTTAGTTGTGTCAGACATTAATTCATCTACGTTGTTTGCAAAATTCTCACCATCAAATTCTACATCATAATCATCTGGTCCAGTTCTAATTCCTCTTGGTTCAGGTTCTATTGCATAAAATTCAGCTATTGGTTTTGGATTACCCTCATCTGGTAATTCTTTTTTGTAAACTAAATCTATTGTGTCGCCACCCATATTATCTGGATTTGAATATTCTACTCTTATCTCTCCACCATCTACATCTCTATAAACTCTTACATAACTATCATCATCTATCTTAGCTGCATGAACAATCTCTCTGTCTTTGGTTGCGAATTGTTTAGTCATGTCGTCTCCTTCATTTATAACTTTTGTAACAAGGGCATCAAACCATTTTGGTTTACCAGGTATAGGATCTGTTTTAATAATTTCTTTTGTAGCTTGTCTTGCACCTTCTTTACCAAATAGTTTTAGTGCACCCATTTTTAATGCACCAATACCAGCGCCAACACCTGCCGCTGCCTTCATAAATCCTCTACGTGCTAAATCTATAGAACCTTTTTTGTAACCAATACGTGCTATACCACCTTGTGCAAAATCATTATCAATATCGTCCATCATCATATCAATCTTATTTCTAAAATCTTCTTCTGTGCCTTTAAACTTTCCTTCCTTAACTGCTTTTTCATATTCTTTTTTAATTTTTAAATTTTGTGCAGATAGTTTATTTTGTGCTTCAATTTTTTTCTTAATTTCTGCTTCCATCATATTTTCTAAAGACTCATCTGCTGATTGTATTGGAGCTGCAATATCATCCTTACCACCTCTGCTACCCAGTGGTGGTAGATCCTCGCCAATTGATGTTAAACCTTTTCTTTCTTTTTGCATTTTATTAAATATATTATCAAACATACCTTCTTGTTGACCACCCATAATAGGTTTATTTGGGTCAATAGGTTGACGATCCACGATGCTGATAACCTTTCTTTTATCCAAGGATTCTTTCATTGCTTTTTGTTTTAACAAAATCATTTCTAAGTTGTTTGGATTTCTGCCGTTTTGTTTAACAAACTGTTTAAATAATAATTCTAAAACTTTTTTCATTAATAATACACTCTTCTAGGTTTCTCTGCCTTTTCGTCTACGTAATCTTCAGGATGATCGATCAGACCGCCCTGCCTGAATCGCATAATCGCTTGTGTCGTAGAGTCCACAAGGTCATCATGATCGCCGTAGGGGAACGCCGCGCATTCCTCAATGACTTCCTCAGCAAATTTTTGCTCAGGAGCCCATATCATACCAGATTCGAACAAAGGTGCAACCGCATTTACACGGGCGTGCTTGTCGTTACCTTTTGATGGTGTGAAGTTTACAACCGGTATATCCATACGTCGAAGCTCGTATGTCAAAGGCAAACCTGATGCTTTAGCCTCAACTATAACCGATTCTGGCTTCCAATACTCGTACTGCTCCAACGCCAAACGTCTAAGTTCTGGAAACTCGTATCTACCTTTTATAGCATCGAGTAATATTAAATTAGCTCCTTCGTCCTCGCTTGGATAGAATATACCCCATGTGGTGATAGCTGAATAGTCTGCTGTCTCTTTTTTTAAAAACGCTGTATCGTAACTTTGTATAACGTGTGATAGTTGTGGTATGTCTTCTGATGTATACTTACGCCACCATTCTCGTTTTAATATTGCACCTTCTTCAGCTGTTGGGTTTTGCATCCACTGTGCATTCCATTTACCAACGGGCAGTGTTGCTTGTACCTTCTCCAACTCATCGAGTTTCCAATACTCAGGCCATACAGGCTTTGGTTTTGTTCCGTGGTCCATGATTGCCGGAAACTCGACCACGTGCCATTGATCGGCTTTTGCTTCTTTTTGATTCTGTATAAGTTTACCTGTTAGATCTTTATTCGACCATCTAGTCATAACCAAAATAATTTTACCACCAGGTTGCAAACGTTGACGTGGTCCTGATGTATACCACTCGTAAGCAGACTCTAACGCTGTAGGGGACATTGCATCTTGCTCTGAATGTGGGTCATCAATGATCAATAAGTCCGCACCACGACCTGTGATTGCACCACCAACACCAGCTGCAAAGTATTCACCACCCTGTGCTGTCTCCCAACGTCCTGCTGCTTTACTGTCCTCTTGTAATCTTGTTTTAAAAATTTTTCCATAGTCCTCACTGTCGATTAGGTTTTTAGCTTTTCTACCGAACCTTACTGCAAGTTCTCCTGTGTGGGTTGCTTGAATTATCTTGAGCTTTGGATCACGGCCCACCATCCACGCCGGAAGTAATC